CACCCAACAACAAGTGGGAGCGCAACAAGTACGACACCATCCAAGTCTTCGAGGCTATCAAGCACGGCAAGACTCCTGACGAAGTCAAGGTTTGCACCTACAACAACAACAAGCTGAAAGCTTTTGCTATCGCAAGCGGTGACGCTGAGATCTTGACCAAGTCACCCAAGACATACGCCTTTGCTCGCAATGTCGGTGAACTTGATCCCAACTTCGTGACCATTGACAAGTGGCATCTCCGTGCCTGTCAGACTTCGTCTCTCAAGTCCAAGCAGTGCCGGGAGTCTGTCACCCCACACCAGTACAAGGTGCTGTCAGAAGCCACCGTCAAGGTAGCCGCCGAGTTCGGTGTCCCTGCCTACGTATTTCAAGCAATCATTTGGGTTACTATTCGTAACCGTTGGAACTAAACATCACATCATGAACCCAGACGAAGTAAAAATCACAAAGCGAGTCACCCGAGAAGTGTACGACCCATACTCGGAAGAGAACCGCACCATGCACTACGAAGTAAGTTTCATCCCGAGCAAATCCTACGGATTCTTTGAGTACTACGATGATCTCTCAGGAGGCTGTGACATCCACGCAGAGGGTGGGTTGTGGTTCGAGGATCGAAAGTGTGTAGACTACGATGGTGTCTACCAATTGGACGACATAGTCGTTGAGTTGTGCAGTAGTATGAACTTAGACATGAGCGAAATAGAATGAAACCACAAGAAGCAAACAAACTCATTGCAGAGTTTATGGGGTATGGGTCACCATACCGCAGATACCACACCTCATGGGATTGGCTGATGCCTGTCATCGACAGGGTGAAAAGCATTGATCATGATTGGATTGATCAAGAAGCACAGCACATCATAGATGAGATTGACCATGCGCTGACCTGCTGTTGGGGCTTTGATGAGGTATACCGATACACGGTGGAGGCTATCATGAACTACAACGAATACAAGGAGTCATGAGTACGAAATTTTCAGAAACCGAGGAGTTTGTACAGAGTACATACTACCTGTCAGCCGGAGACGGTAACGCCTTTATGCAGCTACTATATGAGGTGTCAAGCGGGGCAGACGTACCCTTCCAAGCAAGAAACGAATTTGTAAAACGAGAGATGGATCTCCGATCCGCTCACCTAAATTGAACCAATCATGAACAAGTTCGATTGGATTTACAACCAACTGCAAATGAACCACGGTTCATTCCACACTTGCCTGCTCGGGGCATGGTGCAAGGCTTCGCCTGACAACAGAGCACGACTTGAAGAGTCATTTCCTGAATTTTTCACATTCAAACCCGATTGAAAATGAGCAGAGTAAAAATGCAAACAAGGTTTGGGGTCGTCTACGTTGACGGTTCCTTCCGTTCTCGGAACGGTAAAGTCCACAGCAAAACTGAGATGAAAACCATCATCGGTCACTACAAAGGCTGTCCCCGCACCCACAAGCCCATGTCACTCCTGTTCTACACAGATGTGATGAACGGCAAGAGTGCCGGATGGAAGTACGCTGAATACGATCACCTCTTTTAACTAATTGAAAATGATCAAGTTCGACATTGAAGAATGCTTGCAGTACTTCGAGAGAGCAGGCATAAAAGCACACACAGACGGCAAATACGTCTACCTGAATGTTCACGGTATGGATGTTCAGATTTCAAGAGCAGAAGTCAGTTACAGGTCTCGAGAAAACAGAAAACATAACAGGAAACATGCGTAAAATCACATCATGAAGACGTTCAAAGACTTAACATTCGAGACGCACCCATGCGGTGAGGGGCAGAAAGCCATTCTTTGGTTTGACAACGGGCGAGCCGTGTCAGTTATCACAGGTGCAGACTGGTTCCTAACTTCAGTTGAAGCACCCTACGAGGTTGCGTTCATTAAAGAGGACGGATCCCTTGGCAGGTTAATTTATGACGGGTCATCTGATTCCGTTGACGCTATCGAAGACGCAGATCACAACGATGTTGCAGCTCACTGCACCGAACACAACGTAAACCTCATTATGAAAGCAATTCAAAAACTGTAACATGGGACGTACTAAAGACCTACGGGATAACATCCCCTTCAGCCCCGGATCATTCGGATCAATGGAAGAGTTCGCAGCAGCTATTGGCTGGGACTTATCAACAAAGCAGCCATCACGTTCAAGTGATGCTCGACATAACGGAATGTTAAGTGATGATTTTCAATCACTTGTGAAAGACTTAGCACGAGCCGTAAGCGATGTCTCAAAAGACAAAGCCTATGGTGAGTTGACTTGGCAACAGCTTGAGGATCAGATATCTATAACCCTGAATCGGTACATACCGGTACTCCACGTTGACCGCACACGTTAACAAGTCAGGTGACGCTCATTTGCAGATGTCACATTCACCCACTACCTTTGCAAAGTATGCGGCGGTTGCCCACCAAGGCACACCAGAGCACCACTGTTCAAGCCGCTGCTTTGTCTAGTCCCTTCGGGGCAGAACAAATTTGGAAATACGGAAACTGTTCCTTATCTTTGTAGGACCGATTCCGGTAAATCATAACTCACATATCCATTCAAAAACAATCACATGGAAACCACACCACAAAACACCCAGCCGCAAGGCAACGAATCACAAGACAACGGATTTGGAGGCAGCTTGCAAGACAAACTGGTTCTCAAGTCTTCAGACTTCAAAGGAGACTTCAACACGATTGCAGACAAGGGTGCAATCTCAGACCTGCTCTCGCATCTCGGACAGGTATTCGGTAACACCGACCTGATCTCAGCCGCTAAGATTGAGCTGGCCTGTATTCAGGATGAACTGCTTAAAAAGCCTCAAGAGGTAGAGCCTCAGCTGGACTTCAATAGCGTAGAGCTTAGAACAGATATCCAAGAGATACTTGAGTCCGACTACTGGGTCGAGTCGGTATACATCCAATTCCCATCAGACATGCAGGTAGATTGCAGCGGCTGTGACATTACTGTTTCAGACGTAGAGGGTGAGGTTGAGGTTAGTATGAACCAAGGCAACGCTGAAATCATGGCAGAGAAGATCATGGATTTTCTCAAAAAAAGAACTAAACATGCTTAAGATTGCAGACCACTATTGCCCAGCATGTGGTGAGCGCAGGGAGGATCTCGTCAGAGATGATGAGGTCGTTCCCTGCCCATCCTGCGGCAAGCCAATGCATCGAGGCTTAGCCTCACCAACTCTCTCAGGTATGAACAAGTACGGACAATCACAATGAACGACAAGTATAAGCACGCAGCAGCAGGTGCTGCCCTACTTGCACTCTACGGAGTAGCTATCTCAATCATTTCATTTTTAGTTGGACTGGTAATATGAACGAAGAAACACAACACCTCTATTTCTACACAGCGCCCAGCGGTGAACACTGTGTAACGTCAAACGAAATTCTTGCTCACGCAAGAGCAAAAGAAGGTAGCAGCATAATTGTAAAACAGATAAATTAAAATCACATGCAACACCAAATTGAATTTTACACCCCGCGAGAGATTTCATCACTGCTTAAAGTGTGTCCGGCAACCGTTAGAAACATGATTAAGCGTGGAGATATGAAAGCACTTCAACTCAAGGGAGGGCGTGGTGTCTATCGCATCCCTAGCACAGAACTGCAACGAATGTTAGGAGCGCCCTTGACGTTTGAGCAACCAAGCAAATCAGAATCTGTCTTTGCTCCTCACAATTTCCACAGGATTTTGAGAGAGCGTTGCATAGATGAGATTCCAACATCTCCAGTGCGTGTCACCAAAGAAAGTAAGCTTAGAGGTGTGTTCTTTGGTAGTGATGATTCAAACCGCTCCAAGAAGCTCAACAACAGAATCCACGCGCTTTTATTCAAGTATGATATGCACGACATGACTGTGTCTGAGTTTACCCAGACTTACGGGGCGATGGATCTGGGAAAATTTCGTGGATTCGGAGCCAACTCTATCGAAGCCGTATACAATGCAATTTACAGACTGGATGACTAACGAACAAGCACACAAGATTATTGATGAACGGCACCGTGATTCTGACAGCAAGTCAGCGCAGCTTGCCTACATCTTTGCGATGGAAGACCTCATCTCACTCGACGTATCTGAGTGGGTGGAGACAGAACCGGAAGCCCTCATGGAAGACTTCCTGAAGCACGCAAAGAAAGTGATGTCAGCTTACATCGAGGACAGATATGGCGATGACCAAAAGACTGTTGAGGCTCTCTATGATCTCAAGAATAGAATGATCAACACTGCTGAAGCAATGGTCACATACATGGACTATTGGTGGGCAGTGAAGAAACAGGTCGGCAACGGCTGACCACTGAAGGGCGCATGGTGTGCAGGGAGATCCTGCAACAGGTTCTTCTCTTCGATGTGAGACCTTGAGAAACAAAGCCCTTCTTCTGCTCCCGTAGCTCAGCTGGATAGAGCAACGCACTTCTAATGCGTAGGTCCTAGGTTCGACTCCTAGCGGGAGTACCAAGGTTAACGCAGCCCACCTACAAGCGGCTGCATTTTAACTCTCTCCGTGAGTTTACTAGGTGTAAAAACCCCCCGTTGCTCAGCGGCTTCGGGGGGATTTTTAACCCAAATAAATAGAGAGATGATTGACCCATTGAACTTTACTGAAGAGCAAGTCCACATTATATCACGCATCCAGAAGCAGTCTTTTGAGAATGGGCTGGTCTGGGGCGTGGTGTACAGCATAGCCGGGATCATTGGAATAATTATAGCCGTCTGTATTGCCACCCGATGGGGACATTTGCTCTTCTAAAATTTGCAATTACCTAAACACTTTAATACATTTGCATCGGCACATGAAAGAAGCAAGACAGGACATCCTAGATGCCATCAAAATCTACTACAAGGAGCTCGGTTTCAGACGAGATAACTCCAGAGTTACACATCAGGCTCAGGCCCGGACCGCACTATCCAACGTCATGCGAGAGTATGGCATGAAGTACGAGGAGATCAAGGTCTATGTAAACAGAGATCACTCAACAATCATACACCACTGTAAGCACCACGCTGATGAACTCAAGACGTGGAGCGGATACAGGAGCACCTACGAGAAATGTAAGGCCATCGTTGGGTCGGCACTGGTGGGTGACCTCGATGACATGATCGCCTACCTGAAGGAGAAGCAAGATGCCTTGCAAGTACAGATTGACGAGTACCTCAAGAAGAAAGAAGAAAATGATGCGAGGATTAAAGAGTTGGCTGCGGACGGCGTTGAGATTGGATGACGTATACGTTGTCCACCTAGACCGTAGAGCAGAGCACAACCAAGTACCAGCAGAAGTCGCTGGCGTTTTCACCTACGAGTCTGATGCGATTGAGTTCGCAGAACATTATAATAAGTACCTCACAGATGGTCTGATGGAGGCACATGTAACAAAGCAAATCACAATTTAATGAGTACCTACAAGTTCAAGACCACCAAGATCAAGGGCAAGGACTACGTCGAAGTAAACGAGCGTATCAAGTTCTTCCGTCTGGAAAAGAAGTATGATGGCTGGGCCATCCAAACAGAGTTCCCTATGCTCACCTCGGATGAGGCGCTGTGTCGCTGCACCATCACCAACAGCGACGGCATGACCGTAGCACAGGGGCATGCTCATGAGCTCAAGGCTAACGGCATGATCAACAAGACCTCCTTCGTGGAGAACTGTGAGACATCAGCCGTAGGACGTGCGCTGGCTATGCTCGGTATCGGTATCGACACCAGCATTGCCTCTGCCAATGAAGTTGAGACGGCTATCGCCCAGCAGGACACCAAGCCCGCAGCCAAGAAGTCTATCGGCAAGCAGATCCAAGATACTGCTGACGAGCTCCGTGAGAACATCATGGACAAGGCAGTTGCGTACATCAAGTCGCAGACCAACAAGCAGAAAGCATTCGATGCTATCATCGAGAAGTATGGTGATGCTCTTACTGCCAAGCAGAAAACTGGGTTGCAAAAGTTTGTGCGATGATTCTGTCAGCACAGCTGCATGAGAGGTACGACAAGGCTCACTTGTCGTACTCCTCTATCAAGCAGGCTCTGACTGACATAGCTCAGTTCGACCGCTACATGAAGGGCGAGCTTCGCTACACGTCAGATGCTCTGAACTTCGGGACGCTGTATGACATGCTCTTGTTCGAGCGTGATAAAGCAATGGATATGTACATCGTCATGTCTGACGACAAGATCCTCGATGCTTGCAGCGAGAAGACACGCAACTCCAAGCGCCCTCAGATGACCAACGAGTTCAAGGAGCGCAAGTTGTTTATGGCTGAGCAAGCTTCAGCTTCAGACAAGATCCTGTGCAGCACAGATGACTGGAAGATGGCGAACGAAATGATCGAGCGCCTTCACGAGTGCGGCCTGATCCGATCCCACATGACGGGTGATTATCAGGTGGAGTTCAACGAAGATATCCAGACATCTGTCGGGCCTGTTCGGGTCAAGGGATTCCTCGACTGCCTTGGTGATGGCTACATCACTGACTCCAAGTCAACAAAGTCTATCAGTAAGTTTCGGTATAGCGTCCGTGACTTTGGGTATGACATCCAAGCGTACATCTACACGACTGTCTTTGGCATCAAAGACTTCTACTGGGTGGCGCAAGAGAAGACCTACCCCTATCTACCTGCTCTCATCAAGTGTACAGAGAACACCCTGTTTACTGGTGAGATGAAGTTTCAAGATGCGGTCAAGCGCATCCATAAGTTCCTGAATGAAGATGAGAAGCCAACCATCTTCTTCGAGGAGTTCGAAGTGTAAATCCTTAAATTCCCCAATAAGATGAGCGACAAAAAGTACGACTCGGAATTGATCGGATGGGTTGATGATCCCATCTACAACGAACAAGGTGAACTGATCAGCTGGACTATCAAGCTGAAAGATCACGAATTGAAAGACATCATGGACAACTACGTCACACCTCGTGACGAGAAAGGTCAGGGCGGCAACGCTCGTATCAAGTTGTTCATGAGTAAGAACGGCAAAGCCTGTGGCTCCGTCTACAACTTCAACAGCGAAGCTGCGAAGGAGAGACGAGCGGCTGCAATGGCTCGCCAGAACGAGCAGTCGGACGGAGATCTTCCGTTCTGATTTTGGTTTATGTTAGGTTAGAGACCCCGCTTCGGCGGGGTTTCTTTTCCCCTATACTATGGATGAGCAACGGATGATATACTACATGATCGTGCAGCTCTCGTACAAGAAGAACCGAAGCACCTTCAGCGCAAAGGAATGGGTGGTTAGTATCCACGATACACCCGGAGGCATCATGAACAACGACAGGAAGATGATGCGTATGCTAGAGGAGAGACTGTACGGTAAGAAGTACAAGAGCAAGAAGCAGATCATGATCAAGAAGATCTTAGAGAAGACACCCCTAACACGTCAAAGTAAACAAGCATTAAAATGAGCTACGATAACATAAACCCCAACCACTACAAGCAAGGAGGCAAACAAGTTTGGCAGATGATGATAGACTGCTTTGGAGAAGAAGCATACATCAGTTTCTGTCGGCTGAATGCATTCAAGTACCGGATGAGAGCGGGCAACAAGCCCGGAGAGGATGTGCTCGACGACCTCCAGAAAGCATTTTGGTACGAGAAAAAGATTGAAGAGTTATGCAAGTAACATTCTTCAAAGACATTAAAGCGCCTGACGAGCCACACCATGTTGATGTGAACACTGCACTTAACCGCATACGTGATGGCAAGAGCAGACACCAGATCGAAGAGTACAGAACTTCGGGAGACAAGTCCCTCAAGAACAGCCTCCCGCTCGTATGCTTCAGCGGTGAGTTCACTCGCAGGGCAGATGATGCATTGTTCGAACACTCTGGACTCATCGTCTTGGACTTCGATCATGTGGACGTTAACGAGAGCAAAGGCTTTGTCGGTGCTGACGATCACGTCTACGCTTGTTGGACTTCACCATCTGGTGACGGGCTCAAGGCGCTGGTCAAAGTAACCAACCCAGAGCGACACCGTGATCACTTCAGAGCGCTCCGCACGTACTTCGAGAAGCAGTACAACCTAGAGGTTGACGAGTCAGGTATCAACGAGTCTCGTGCATGCTTCGAGAGCTACGACCCTGAGATCATTGTCAACCCATCGAGCCGACCTTTCGGTGCGTTCGCCTCTGAGAAATCAGAGAAGCAGGTAGTCGAAGTTACTGGTGAGTACACAGATTATATGAAGCTCAACCTCGCTGCACGTATGATACGTCAGGCAGAGGATGGGCAGAAGCACGCAACACTCCTTGCAGCCGCGAGACTGTGTGGTGGATTTGTTGCTGCCGGGCGCATGGAGGAAGAGGAGGTTGTCAGAGTCCTGTTCCGTGAGATATCAAAGCGTGATGTTGATGATGAGCAGCATGCCAGAAGAACGATCATCGAAGGGATTGAGAGGGGTAAGCTGGACCCCTTGCGTGACACCATCGACGCAGAGCAGGACGCAAAGCGTGAGCTTCTGATCAATGACGGTGACATGTCATTTGTCTCATCAGATGATGAGGACTTCCGATGGATCGACGACTACGCACAAGGAAAGATCGAGGTAGGACTAGACACTGGTGACGAGAACTTCGATCAGTACTTCCGCTACAAGAAAGAGTTCCTAGTGATGAACGGGCATAGTAACGTGGGGAAGACTACAGTAGCCCTGTACCTGATGGTCAACGCAGCCATTCGTCACGACTGGAGATGGGTGGTCTACTCATCAGAGAACAAGACTGCATCCATCAAGATGAAGCTCATGGAGTTTGCTTGCAACAAGAAGGCTGGTATGATGTCATACGCTGAGCGTAAGTTCGCATACAAGTGGGTGCAGCAACACTTCACCGTCATCAGCAACCGTGAGACCTACACCTACACAGACATCATGGTTTTCTTGGAGAAGATCCTGCGTCAACAGGATGCAGATGCTGTATTCATTGACCCTTACAACTCACTCAAGGTTGACCCCGGCAAGGTGAGTGAGCACCAGTACCACTACGAGGCAGCGTCAGAGTTCCTGACATTCAGTAACAAGCATGATGTTGCAGTGTGGCTCAACGCTCACGCAGTGACCGAGGCTCAGCGCCGCAAGGGTGATGACGGGTTGCCAGTAGCGCCCTTCGCTGAGGACACCGAAGGTGGTGGTAAGTTTGTTAACAGGGCAGACTGCTTCATCACTATTCACCGTAAGGTCCAAGCTCCTGACAATGACGTGAA